GCCTCTGTTACTGGTGCAATTAGTCTTTGTGTTTGGTTTTCTATGTTGAAACCACCGCCCAAATACCAAATCATGGCGCCCTTCACTTGTGGGGCGGAAGCGTAGAGATCAGCTATTGGTTTCATTTGTCGGATCGCCTCATCAGGGGACGGAACATCTCGATACGTCCACCCGAACTCAGTAATATAGGTATCAACGGCCGGAATGCCCAGCTCATGGCAGGCACTTTCTAGCCATTCAAATCGACCGATCAGATAACCAATGCCATCCTGAAGATCCATCGATAACGAGTACTCGTGCAGCATAATCCCAGCCATACGCGGATTAGATGCGCAATATCGGAGGCATTCGGCCATTCCGGGCTCTGTCCAATGTTCGTCTTCGGGTTCTCCCGCCGACCAACCGAACAAAACAACACTGACTCCCACATCATTCGCTTTCTTAGCGATGTAGAGAGCACAGCGGCCAAGCCAATCGGCTCGATTCTTGTCAACCTCGTTGAATATAGCAATCTTAACTCGGAGTCGAGCGTCGCCTTCCAAAAATTCTCGCGGAAGCTGCATGTAAAGTGTTTCCCAGTAAATCTCTCCTGCTTCCTCGGGGTCTAAATGATATAGCGGGACATCCCCGTTAAAACCGGGGATAGAAACGGAAACCCTATACAGATTGCTATGATTCACACCGCTTAGTCTAGCTAATCGGTCGAGATCATAACAAGGCCCATAATCGTCTACCGAAATATGGCTTGCAGGAATTCCAGCGGCATCTAAAGCCCGCCAATAATCCCCAATCCCATTTCGATTTCCTCCAGGGCCGGTATGAAAACCTAACTTGTAATATGTCATTGTAAATCTCCTTTTTCTAACTAAGTTCGGATACAAACACAGGGAATGATCCCGCGGGACCGTTCTCGCTATGATAATATAGAACATCTGCGGCCCTATGTACGCCAACGTAAAGATGCATCGAGTGATAATTATCCATATCGCAAAGCGCAGATATAGTACGAATTACCGTATTTCTTATGCTGTCAACGGCGTATAAAGCGCCTCTTTGGTGGTGTAGATGCCCTGTTAACCACTCTGTCCACTCTATCTCGGGCCACATATAACGAGCTTCAATAGGAAATAAGCCCGCTAAGTCCTGTGGCTTCCTACCATCGTGGGTCATACCTATTCCCACTCGACCCCATTGATGATATTGTCTTTCGAGCTTCGTTGGGTTAACTTTCACGTGTGGATGATTAGCAAAGAAAGCCTCTAAGTACTTACCAAGCCAGTAAGTTTGTAATCGATCGTGATTACCCTCTACTGGGTAAATAACGACAGGCGCTACCGTGGCGAATGCCTCTGTAGCTAATGCGGTCGCCTCACAAGCAGCATCGATTGCATTTCGGGCATCTTCGGACGCCTCAACCCAGGTCCCTCTTGATGTTTTGTCGAAGAGGTTATCCACATGTAGTATGTCTTGTCCAACTGGGAACACGATTTGATCCACGGGCTTGGGTCCTAGTTTTAACTGAGCCGCAACAGCCTCCGCAATTCTAATGAAGTCATCTTTGGCTTGTTCTAAAGAATATGCGATGCTTCTGTGTGGTCGTTTCCCAAAGTGAGCATCGTATAGATTTGGAATAGCCAACATTCCGTCCTCATCGGGGGAATAATCAAATCCATCTGAATTGTAAGTGGGTGCGTGTGTTCTAACCCGTTCAATGAGATCCTTCAAAGCCTCTTCGTAAGGCTCTTCTTCCCTGGGTTCTAGAAAAGCTTTAACTTGCCAGAAATCAGTCAATTGCCAACCGCCGGTATCCTCAACAAAGCCATCCATGACTCCGTCATTCCAGGTCAAATCGACAACCTTCTTCTTTCTGCCCCCCTCCCATACGTTTATAGTGTGCCTTGCGACTTTCCACTTGCTTAAATCTGTGTTACTGGCGGAAAGCAGATCATTCAGGGACTTAATCCTATCAGATTCGCTGTAAATCTCTGCTTTGAAGCCTTTTTGAGTGAAATTAAGCTTATGTTTTCGACTCCCTTTGAATTCAGGGGGAACGTCGTCGAGAGGCTTTCCGTATAACCCGTTCTTTTTACGGTATCTGAATTCACGATTTTTTACTGTTTTTAAAGAATGCCCGTAGTGAGATGCTATATCTTTCCAACTAAAATTTGGATGTTTTTTTCTGAAATTATATACATCTTCACCACTGGGTGATTTTAATGGTTTGTCCTCATTGGACATAAATGTCTCCTATGATTGAATTGGGTTTATCGGAACATTTCGATGTTACGACTATAGGCTACATAGGCATCCATTAAGGCAGACACCGGATCAATTTTGTATTCGTACCGCCGCTTCATGAGCTTGCGGTTACCATTTGTGTCCTCAATAACCATAGCGTTCCCCATGGCATAACTGATCATCTGCTCGTCAAACAATAATAAACGATCTTCAGACAGTTTTTTAATCTCGCCAAGGGGGACAGATTCGGTTCTAACACCTTGTCTGACAATTTCTATACCAAAAGGTCCATTATGTTGTTTCCAACGATTAACGAACATTTCGGCGTTATAAGGATCGTAGCCCATAGTAACTATTTCGTATCTTCGTCTTTCTATTTCTTCCTCTAACACGTCAAATACTTCAGACATGTCTAATACGCTTCCTTCTAATACTATGAGAGAACCTTCTCTCACGAATTCGTCGTATTTGAATCTTGCCACACCGGGTAATAGTCTTTGGGTCCTTTCAGTGATAAAACTGATAGACCTTACTCCGAATTCTCCAGTTCGGACGGGGAATAGAAAAGTGAAACTACAAAAATCGTCGCCCTGAGATAGGTCTGCGCCCATAGCACATTCCATGTGCGAAAACGACCCGACTCGCTGATGGGGTATAGTCTCGTCATACGTAAAGAAATACGTATAGCCCTCCATCGGTAAACCGAATCTTTTAGCCAGAATATCGTTCCTAGTACTAGGGGCATTCTCGGCTCTTAAAACATCTTTTTGATACGCCTCGTAGGAGATCGTAATCCCAATATTAGGCTGTGCCTTGATCCACATATCTGGGTTCGGAACCTCATCTATGGTATCTAGTTTGTAGTGCCATATGCTTGTGTGGGGATCATCGTACTCCCCATTAAGGATCTTTCGTAACTCGAGTTTAACCTCGTCGCCAGCCCCGTTTCGAACGGTGCCCTCTGAACTAACGGCTATAATAAGATAGTCGTCCAGCTTGGAGGCCCCTTGTTCGACAGCGCCCACGACATCCTCACGAATATCGCCAGATAACCATTCGTCCAGAGTTGAAACCTTCGGTCTCAAACCCTGTAATTTATCGATTGTCATCGGGCGAACTTCTAATAAGGAACCGGTTATAAAAGATTCTATACCACGTTTCGTTGCTACCAACATAGATTTATAGTTGGAGCTGTTCAACTCCAAACCTTTAATCTCTGCCGTCAGAAACTTAAACAGGGGGCCTTGGCGTCTTGTCATGGCTGTTCTTATAGGACCCAAGACCTCTTCCGCTTGTTTCATTGTTGGGGCGGTGGCGATTTGGTGGGTTGTTTCGCCATCAACCACTAAGTAATACGCTTGAATAAATGCCGCATACATGCTCTTTGCGGCACCTCGAGCGACAATTAAGTATTGTTTATTCGTTAGTCTTTTTAAAAAGGGAACTTCTTCGAAGGTTTTTGTCGTCTCGTTATAGACGGGTTTTTCTGACCAATAATACCATCCAAATAACTGCTCCGACCACAACCGGAAAGAATTTAGCATCTTGAAAGAGGAACCGTCCGTCTTGGTTAATTCGTTCTCACAAAAAGCTATGAAAGCCTCTACTGAGCGCGGATTATAGTAATACTTTGGGTCCGCAATAAGGCGATCTATTCTATTCATCTCTAATGAAATCTCGAGACAGATCGGTTGATTGCCGGCGAGTACTTCATTGCGAAATTCCTCATAATATCGTGGAGTTGCTGTGTTAGATGGGTAGATTGGCATGGTTTAAACCTTCGCTGATTTCGGGGGCTTATAGCCTGGTTTCTTCTTCTGAATACCGATCGTTATCGCCTGCTTCATTATGTTGGTGGCGTGCGATTGTACCGCCTGTGTAGCGCCTGTCTTTAGGATTTTAGCAACCTCTGTTTTTCCGCGTTGTGACCGGGTCTTGGTTTTTGTATTAGCGTTGGTAGTGAGGTCTGAGTA